TCAACGGCTTGAGAAGATTGTCTATGTCTCTTTTTCTTTTGTCTGGTCTTTGTATTGAGTAGTGAATTTCATAAGCACCTTTGATCGGATGCCCCTTATCCTTTTGTGTTTTGATCAACCAAGTGTTTTCGAGAAGGTATTGCCGATATTCTGCTGATTTTATCACTCCACGATTATGAACCGCTCGATATAAACGATTCGCAGATGGTGGATAGTAAACCCAAAATTTCATTAATCACCTGATAAAAAGTGCCACTAAGCGTACAGACCTAGTGGCACTCATCCTTGGGAGGAACGATTAGATAACACCACGATTGCGATGCTCACGCAACATGATTTGCATCAAATCTTCAGCCGTAAGTTCAAAGCCAAGTTCTCCGGCAATCTTTATGACTGCTTTCCAATGCTTTGGCATGATGCGACCAGTGACCGCCCACTGCGAAACCGCACCTTGTGTTAATCCAATTTTCTTAGCAACAGCCGTTTGGCTTCCGAGATGCTGGATAAGTTCGCGAACAGATTTAATTTCAATTTTCATCGTACAAAGTCCTTATGAATAAACACGGTATGAAAGCAGTTATTGCCTCGCTCTGGATATCTTACTGTCCGATTTGTCATCGCAATTAAATGCAAATCTTCGAGCCGCGATCTAACACTCCGATAGGTGCTTGTCTGACAATCGAACTGTCTGCTTAGATCAATGTCTGTAAAGCCTTGATAGCCCATATCATAAGCGTATTCGAGAACTTCGATTGCCTTCTCAGTCAGCTTAGGATGAACAGATAAAGCTGCCTCGATTGAGCTCTTCTTAGCTTGGTGAGGAAACATTACTCTTTGTTGAATATCCATTACGTTTTGAAGTGCATCTGTAAATTTCACCGCTATCTCCTGTTTTTTTGTTGCAGTAATTTTTTCTACTTTACAAATCTTTTTTTGTAAACTAATATTTTTTAGTCAATAAAAGAAAGGTTCAAAATGGTCACATACAGAGACTTACAAATTGCATTGAATGACTTAATAAACGCAGTGGCATTCGATAAGCTGACAAATTCAGAATTATCAGAAACAGCTTTGGTAAAAAAATTAATAAGTGCGTTAAAAACTTTACATGAGTCAACAACGGAGGAAGAAAATGACAGACAAAAACAAACTCATTGAGGCGTTATACCTCGTACAGAGTTCACTGACGGGAGTCGTGCGTGATTCGAGTAATCCGCATTACAAGAATCGATATGCAAGCCTTGAGGCTGTTATTGATACGCTGCGTCCTGCTCTACAGGCAAATGGTCTAGTCGTTACTCAAGCACCGGGCAGAATCACTCCTGAAGGTTGCATCGAGATCACGACCACGATCTGGCATATTAGTGGGCTATCAATCGTCAATCATCTTCATGTTCCACTTAGCAAGAGAGATGCTCAAGGTGCAGGATCAGCAATCACTTACGGATGCAGATACTCATTGATGGCTATGTTCTGCATTCCACCGGTTGATGATGATGGCGAGGCTTCTGTAGAACGGAACTTTCCAAAGTCTCAGACGCAATCGACAAAATCATCTAACTCGCTAAAGAAAGATCAGCCAAATCGGTGGTCTGAAGTTGAAGCAGCTATCCGAGCAACTCAAACTAAGGATCAACTCAAGGAGTACAAGAAGTCTATCGTTGAAGAAGTCTCTACATGGCCTTTGGCTTGGCGAGATGCTTTGACTGAGCAATACGAGGTACAACTTGATAGCTTCATGCTTAAAGGTGATTTCTAATGTCTGATAAGCCTTTATCGGAGCAATACCGTCTGGTTGCAAAGGAGTGGGTTGACGCCCACTCTGCTGCATCTCTGATGGAAGAAACCAAGTCTCATACGGTAGCCTATCGTATGTCTTTACTAGGCAATGAAGTGCCAGTTGGACGCCGAGAAATGGAAGTTAAAGCATCTCTTGAATACCGTGATTATGTTCGAGAGATGGTTGCACTGCGTAAACAGGCTGATCTGCTAAAGGTGAAACTGGAGTGGGTTAGGATGAGGTTCCAAGAGTGGAACTCGGCTGAAGCCAGCAAACGAGCGGAAATGAAATTATGAAAAGACAACACACAATGGCTGACAGGGGAGATGATCTTTATGAGACTCATCCTGTCGCAATTAACGCATTTCTCAAGCATCACGCAGATCAAATACCTCAAACTGTTTGGGAGTGCTGTGCTGGCAGAGGTGCGATCACTAGGTGCATAAACGCAACTGGTCGCAATGTTATATCGACAGATTTGAACGCCCATGAAGGTGCAGATAAAGGAATTGAAACGGGCAGAGATTTCTTGATGGAGTATATGCCTCTTGCAGATATGATCGTTACCAATCCACCATATAAACTCGCTAATAAGTTTATCAGGCATTCGCTATCTCTTGGATGCGTGTTTGCTGGGTTAATGCCTTTGTCATATCTGTCTGGAGCAAATCGTCACGACATCTTGCGGCATTGCAAAATGGTGTATGCTTTTATTGAAAGGCTCCCAATGATGCACCGAGAAGGATGGGACGGCCCTCGTAACGAATCGTCTGCAATCCCGTTTGCTTGGTTTGTTTTTGACGTTGATCATCGTAGCGATATTATACCTGTTAAAAGGATTTCTTATCGTGACTCGTCGATCAATCAGTAAAAAAGAACGGATGGAGTTGTTCAATGACCGCAAAGGCATCTGCCATATCTGTGGCGATAAAATCTACGCTGGGCAAGATTGGGAAGTGGAACACATTATTCCAATGGCCCTCGGTGGAGATGACCGAGGTAAGAACCTCGATTTGGCTCACATCGAATGCCATCGCGGCAAAACCAAAACAGATGTTGGACGCATCGCTAAAGCTAAACGGCAAGCCGCTCGTCACGTTGGAAAGAAGGTATCGCGAAACCCTTTGCCTTGTGGTAAAGGATCGAAAATGAAGAAGAAGCTATCAGGAGAAGTTGTCCTTCGTGGCGAAAAGACAAGAACACCTTCGACAGATGGCTTGGGCTGAATATCTTAAAATTCGGTCAGCGACTCGCGTTGCTGAAAATCTTGGAATTCCACCGACAACAGTTAGGTCTTGGATAAGAGATTATAAACAAATGAATAATGAACTGCCGCCGACACTACGATATCAAAATGAAATGACATGGCGTGAACAAACAGAAAGGATTAGAAAAGAATCAACAAGCGACATTCATGTAAACCATTATGGAAAGCCACCAGCAGGGCGATCTGCCCTAGATCAAAAACAGAAAGAACAATCAAATGACGAACGCCAAACAAATCCTTTCAACATCAATCGATACTATCGGAAGCCGTGCTGAAGAATATGGCGATGCCTCGCAATCCTTCTCCAGAGCCTCCACAATCGCCTCGACAATGTTAGATAAGACAATCACAGCCTATGATGTCAGTATCGTCCTGATGGCTGTTAAAATGGCTAGGATTGCACAGAACAAGACTCACATGGATTCTTATGTCGATCTTGCGGCATATACAGCATTTGCGGCACAGTTCTCAAATGCAAAGGCAACAGAGGCTGTCGAGGCTCATCGATTGCAGATTACATCGTTGAAATTAACAGACGAAATGACAAGCCAGATTGATGAGCAAGTTGCTAATCTGGTTAAAAGAAAGTGATTGATCCGATCAATGTGTTCACACCGATAGTGGCTTTAATTATCGGTGTAGCACTAGCAATAATGATTAATTCTATGAGGTAGAAAAATGACAGACATCGTAGACCGACTGCGAACTGTTGACATCAGTTGGAGTCAAGAAGGCGAGTGGTGTGCCGAGGCAGCCGACGAGATCATCAAGCTACGGGAAGATAAAAAATTTGGATTTGAATTGATGGATACATTTATAAAAGAAATCAATCGGCTGAAGCAAGTGCTACGCTTGATTGCCAATATGGAAAGCGACCCTGAGTTTGGTGTTCTACCTATAGCGACAGTACAGAAAATAGCACAAGACGCATTGGAGAAAGAGTGATGACAGTAAGTGAATTCATAGCAGTAATTTTTTTAGGTATTTTTCCGTTGCTGCTTGCCTTTGTAATAGGGAAAGAGTGATGGATATCGTTGAACCCAGCACAGATTGGATCAAGTTTGATGCAGAAACTGATGAAGTACCGTTTCTGCATATGCACGATTTGATCGAGGTTAACTACAAGAACGGTTATCAGTCTCCGCCAGTGCCAGCTTGGTCAGTTGACTTCGACGGTTCACGCTATCCCGTGACTGCTTACCGTGTGGTCAAAAAGGCGGACGTCAACGAGATCGAGCGGTTGCGGGGAGCGTTAGCGTTAGTCGTGACTTATCACGAGGGGTTTACTTTGACGATTGAAGAAGTTGTTGCAGCCGCCCGCGCTGCACTGAAGGAGGAAGAGTGATGATTGAACACAGAAACGAAAAAGGCGAACTGCATCGCGTAGATGGACCTGCTATTGAGGACGAAGATGGCTATCAAGTGTGGTATTTAAACGGCAAACGACACCGCGTAGATGGTCCCGCGATTGAGTACGGAAATGGCTATCGTGAGTGGTGGGTAGACGGCAAACGACATCGCACCGATGGTCCTGCGTTTGATCAGGCAAACGGCTATCAAGAGTGGTGGGTAGAAGGTGAGTTTATCAAGTGCGCACAATCGGGAGAGAGGAAGCAAAAGCGTGAAATGACGAACCTCAAAGAAGCCGCCGCTAAGTACAAAGAGTTGCGAGAAGCCACAACTGACCTGCTTAAAGCGATTGATGGGCTATTCCCCACAGACGGCCCTGTCAAGGCTAGGGTTCGTGCTGCGTTGAAGGAGAGCGAGTGATGGCTGAAGATATCATAATAACACTGAAGCGGAGCAACGACTTGCTGATGACGTTTGGCAACGATTATTCTGATGTGTTTTTACCCGCGATTGATGAGATCGAGCGGTTGCGAACGGTAGCTGTTAAACGTGGATTGTGGAAAGAAGCACCGTGTTGTGTCTGCGGATATAACGGCCCTAATTATTTCCAACCATCAGTCCATAAATGTGCCGCGATAGAGGAGAATGAGTGATGGATATCATTGAACGGTTAGACGCAGCGATAAAAACGGAAGACTTTTGGATCGGTGATCAAAGAGAAGATAATATCTTGAAAGATTCCAAAAAGATTATTGAGCAGTTGCGGGAAGTATTAGGAATGTGGTTGCGCTATAGCAAATCTGATTATGATGACCACGCACAGATGATTATTGATTGGTCTCAAGCAGAGGCCGCCACAAAGTCCGCACTGAAGGAGAAAGAGTGATGGATTACGACATGGATATACACCACAACCCAGACGCTCAAGCGTGGGCTAAGTTTTTTATTGAGACAACAGATGTTATGGATCGCGCTGCGTTCCGTGATGAAGGATACATGATTGCGTGGTTTTCTAATGCGATGATGGCTATGCACGATCATTTATATAAGACCGAGATTGTGCGGTTGCGGAATGATGCCGCCAACGAGATCGAGCGGTTGCGGACAAATCAGAGCATCATCATTGCATCGTTCCGCATTAACATGATGCGGCTTTGCCCAGAATACTCGCATGAGGAATTTGATAAAGATATCGCTGCTATGTTGAAGGAGAAAGAGTGATGGATATCGTTGAACGGCTGAGAAGCCATTGGGGCGGCGAGAGAATGGCTGACGTATCAATAGATGTCGCTGATGCCGCCGACGAGATTGAGCGACTGAGGATTAAGAAGAAAGTAGCCGTTGAGTGGATTAAGGAACTAATGGATTTCCTTGAGTTTATTTACAACCACCCGGAATTTTCGGATAGTTTGAAGGCATATGAATGGATCATGTTTCAGATTGAAATGATCATGGCTAAATATAACGAACCAGTAGGTGAGGAGCGGTGATGGACGCCATTGAGACGGAAAAAATTGTTACAACGGCTGAGATGTTTGAAATCGTCGGCAATGAATTAAAAGAAAAAAATGCCGAGATAGAGCGGTTGCGGTTAGCTAATTCAGACCTACAGATGCACTACGATTATGCCAGAACTGAATGCGATAAGCTGGAGGCTGAGGTAAAAAGACTGCGTGGATCGTTGTCTTTTATCTCAATGTTGACACCGCTTAGTGGTCAATCATGGGAGAGCCACGCAAGGTTTATTAACGCATATGCTCTTGATGAATTAAAGGAGAAAGAGTGATGGACAACATTGAGATAGCTGCTGCCCTACTTATGATACTGGCTGCGTTGGTAATTGAAGCACTTATGTCGCACATTGACGACCTTGAGTCGGAGAAAGAGTGATGATGGATTTGTTGTTTTATATTGGGACAGCAGTCATTTGCATCTCGCCTCTACTACTTGGGATTATGATAACTCGTAAGGAGAAAGAGTGATGGATGAAATTTGGTTTTGGATGGCAAATTTTATTTTGGCTTGTTGGTTTGGTTTACGGTTTGGCTTCTGGGAAAAATAAAAAAATTAAAGGAGAAAGAGTGATGGCAACAAAGAAGAAAGGCATCCTCACATCTGCACCGCAGTGGTGGGATCATCTGAAAGACTGGAAGAAAGTATTCTGGAGCGCAGAGCGCAAGGCCGCCAAAAGAGAAATTAAAAAGGAACTTCGTAATGGGTGACGCAATGATCGAAATTGAAGAACTGGATTTGTTTAACAATCTGGTCGAAACAGACGTTATTATCGAGAATGTCAAAGCGTATATCGTGTTTGACCGAGAAGAAGAATCTTTGTGGTATCTGTCGGCTGTCCAATGGGACGGCAATACTCTCGAATGGGATCAAGCACGGGAATTAAAATCATCTGAAATGAGCAAAATGATCTGGGAAAGTGTCCTGCTGGCTATCAACGACAAAGCCTCCGAGATAGCAGAGGATCACTTCCTAGATGAGGTGCATGATTACTGAGCCATCTTCAACGCAGTTTCTTCAGTCTCTTTGACTCGACGGCCCCAACCTTTGCCAAAAGTATCCCAAGTCGGTAGAGCCTGGAGAAACGCTAAACGCTTCTCGCAAATAGCAACGATCAATTCTTTTGGATCAGCTTCTGCTACAAGTTTCATGGTTGCTGGCCCGATAGCACCGTCAGGATTAGCACCGACAACGCTTTGTAGAAACTTGCTGGCACGACCAGTACCGCTGTTAATAGCAAGATCGAATACAGCAAAATCTGCACCTCTCGGTATTTCATCGCCTTTGACCTTGTCCCAATAGCGTGATTTATAAAGCGGAGCGACATCAGCAACCGTTAATGCTTTGATGTCATCTTTAGTCACCTCATGACCAACCCATTCCTCCCAGACCTTTTTAGTGCATCCGAGGTTGGTAGCACCGCCGGGGTCTTTTGGATGATCGACATAGCCACCTTCATGTTTCAAAACATGAGCCAATGATTCTTCAAAATTGTCTTTCATAGATCACTCCTTTGGCGTTGAGTTATAAATCATGGAATCTTTTTTCTGGCTTCCCGATGACGAGCCAAAATAAAATGCCATCACGCCTGTCCACCCAGCCGACAGAGTGCCGAGCAACATGAGCAAGACTTCCGAGCCGTTCATTGGCAAGCCGCTCATCAAGACAAAAGCTATAATGCCAAAATAGCCCAGCGTTACGCTCACCGCCAATGCCCTCGGTATCCAATCTTTCGTTTCAGTCTGCATAGACCGAGCCGACTTCCGATCATCGACCGCAAGAGCCTCCAGATCAATGTCTAACGATTTCATCTGAACTTTGAAATCAGCATCAATCTTTTTCAGAACTGACAACTGCTCAGGACTAGCATTGCTCATAGCAGCCTTCAGATCATCCTCAGAGCCATTCTCGTTGCCGAGCAGTGCCTGAGATAGTGCCTTGGTCGCCATCCCTGCTAGTGGCCCTCCTAGAGCCGTTGCGATGCTAGGTGCAACTGAGCCGATTAATGGCCCGAACACTTTAAGAAGTTCCATCTTTGCCTCCTGTTGATTTGCTGCCGAGCATAATACCAGACAGCGTACCTGTTAGAAATGTTGCGATTGGTGCGATCAATTTGAAAAACTCTTGGTCGTTTGGAGCCTGTCCGTCGATGGGTTGCACCACAAAGATCAAACTGTATAGCACGGCGAAAACAGTCCCTGTCAGTGTCAGGCATAAGCTGATGCCGATAATGAACTGTAGCAGAGCGTGAAGTTCATCTTCTTTAATTCTCATCTTGCAACCGATCCACATGGATTTTGTTTCAAAGTATCAGCAGTACACGTTCCTGATGCTGTGCAGATCGGAGGATTGCATTCAGCACTGTCCCAGTTCGCAGGGTCTTGGCATGGGTATCTATACCGATCCTCGCACCCAGTTAAGACAATCATCAAGGTTATGATTAGATATTTCATTTGCTTGTAAACAGAACCATGCCGATACCAACACAAGCGGCAAATAATATAACCGCACCGATTAGCCAAGCACCCATGATAAGGTCTTTCCTGTTTTCTTCAGCCTCTTTCATGGCAATAGCAGCCTGACGAGCAGCTTCTTTCCTCATTTCTGTTACTTCTTTTTGGATGCTCGTCCACGCTGCGATTCCGTACGCACCTACGAATAAATTTCGAGTGTCTAATTGAAGCTGTTGAGCCTTAGCCTTTAGAGTGTAAAGTTTGATTGCCTCTGCCTCAAACTCAGCTTGGCTCTGAAAAAGCCGTTTATTCCTTTTGCCGCTGGTTAGTTGAGTTATCTGGGCAATACGACCGAATAGCGATCCGACTTTTTCGGCAACATCCATCATCTCATGGCCAGAATCAACCGCACCTTTGATGCCGTTGTATAAAGCAGTCGCCCCGGCGATTAAGGTGAATGGATCGAGCATTTATCTATCAAACATTCTGTAGACCCCATCGACAACAAAACCGAGAACCGTTCCGATGATCAGCAACACGGCCCCAGCACCTTTCCATCGATTAACGGAGTTCGATATCGTTTTAATGTCAGCTTTCAATTCAGCCATATCGGCATGGAGCCGCTCAACATTAGCTTCCAAGCGACCGATCTGCTGGTTCAAATCATCCGACATTCTAGTTCCCTCAATCGTTAATTAATAATGCGTTGATGTAAACCGTAAATTCGTTTTGCGATGAAGATGATTTTGCTTCAACAGAAAAATCGGTTTTCTCAGGAATTCTGAATGGAACTTGTAGATCGAACACAAGATTGCCAGTGACAAATGTTGTTTCAAAAAAATAATATGTTGGCCCGTTAAAGAATTTCTCTTTGATCCTTAAAGTCCCGTATTTATTTGATCCAACAGTGCCAGATGTCATTGTAAATTTTGTAATGTAAAAACTGTACCCTGCTGGTACGGTATAAACCGTGCTTTGCTGAAATCCATAAATCGCTTCAATAAAGCAATATTGAATACCATTATTTGTTAATGTGATATTTCCTGCATTATTGCCATTAGTAATTCGTGAATCGTTAATTCGGAGAAACTGATTAACCGTCACTACTGGCGTTAGACCATTAAGAGTTATCGTTTCAACCAATGGCTTATAATCAGCATCCAGACCTTCAATGCGAACTCCCATTGTGTCTAATGCTGATGTGGATACCACGCTGATATTTACTGCCGCAGTCGGGAATACATAGACTCCACCGCCATCGTTGAAGATGGTTTCAAAAGCAGTGCCGACTGTACGGTTGAACCCGACTAGATGAACTGGTGTCATGTCAGGATGAATACCGCGAGCAGCATCCAACCCGATGTTTCGACTAGATGTCAGATTAATTCGTTGAACAGCCATGATGATCCTCTAGTCAATGTTCTACACCGAAAAGAGGATCGTCAAAAGACAGATTATTCGCCCCAATTTTGAGAACCAACAGCAGTGATTAAAATTAAAACATCTGCTGCGTCAGCAATAGCTGTTTCCAGTCTGGCACATTCAGACACAACAGATGCACGAGATGTTGCAATCGCAGCAGGAACATCAATAGACCGTTCCATCTTACGAACAATCATCCAGTCTGTCTGAGCAAGGAGTTTGCCTGCTGTGTCTTTGATCTGGCTGATCCAATAAGCCTTTAAACCGTCCAAGTCTTTTGGATTGTCTAAGCCCCAATAGAACCTGTCGTCGTATGGCTCAGGATCGGCAACCTCTGTAATACCGATAGCAGAGCGATCTTTAGATGAAGCAAGACGCAACCAGTTGTTTGGATACTGAATGCCGTTATGGGTAAACCCAATGTCTAGCGGCAGCGACCGATTGTCTAACATGAACATAATTTTACCTCGCTAAATATGAAATTGCTTTGAGCATCAAATTGGGACTATCTTTTAACAGACCCAATGCACGATTACAGGCATCACAAAGTAATCCTCTAACTCTGCCAGTTGAATGGCAATGGTCAATGTTTAATCTCTTTTTGTGATTATCAGGTGGAGATGAATTACATATTGCACATACACCATTTTGCCTATCTAGCATCTTGTTGTATTCTGCAAAATCTAACCCGTAATTTCTTTTCATGTGCAATTCAAGGTCATATTCTTTTGTTTGGCTACGACCATGTTTGTATGATGGAGAATGTTTACCTTTACGAAATTGCAAACAACCGCATGATTGAGTTCTGCCAGTTGCCATTTGGCTAAACCCAACTATCTTTTCAGTTCCACAATCGCACATAACTCGATATTTAAAACTGCCGTTTCCTGTGCGTGATTCAGTCTTTTCCAATAGCGTAAGCATCGCTATCTTTGTGCCTGATTGATCTTGATGAAAACGTCCTTGTGGCATAGTATTCCTCAACGACCGAGAGCAAATTTAAAAGGCACTTCGGCAAATGCCATGTAGATGTATGCACCGCCGCTGGCATTACTATCCACTCCAGTGCTTCTTAATTTGAAACCATTAGATAGAAAGTCGCTTGGGTGGCTAGTATCTTCGGCATTTGTTAGATTTGGATAAAGAGCGGCTGCTGGTTGATTAAATGTTGAACGTGATGAATCATAGATAATCCAATTACCCGTTGAATTCGTTCGCTTATACATAACAAACCGTGGCCTAAATCCGGTAAACACAAACGGCCCATCAGCCGAGCCGTTGCCTGTGTAGGAGCCGAATGCCGAGTATCCTGCTACTGCGGAAAAGCAGTAGGCGACGTGTTGACCGCCACCTGTAGTTTGGTTCGTATCCATTGAAGAACCAGTACCAACCGAGAATACTGTGGAAGATGGCGTAGCCGTAAATCCTTGGGTATCCGCAGAAATAGCATTGGTTGAATTTAAAATAAGTTGTTGGTTTGCCCCTACCGACACATGGTAAACGGCCCATGAAGTAGTAGCTTGTCTATTTTTAATAATAATCATGCTGGGTGCAACACCCAATCCATGACCAATCGTTGCCGCTGCACCCGTACCCGTATAAGTAACAATGCTGAAACCAGCCGTAGGATTGGCCCTTACTTGTGCTGAGATTGAGCCACTAGTGTTGGTTACAGTTGAGCCGCCAGCGTTCCATTGCCAAGCAACTAAAGTAACCGCATTACCGTTCCATTGTGAATCTGTGCCAACAGAAAATCCGTTGCTATTAAAAGATGTCATTCTGTTGCCAGCAGTTTGTTCTGCCGAAGTAGAATCAGAAGTAACATATTTGTCGTATCCACGAACAGAATCAACTAATTGACTATTAGTTGCCGCACTACGAGCCTTTGCCCATATCCAGTCAGGCTGAAACGTCGTGCCAATAGTGTTGTTTGTTCCATTAGAAATAGTTTGGCTTGTGCCATTACCCGTATAGGTCGTAGCAGCCATATAACTAGCACCATTCTTGATTGTCGCATCAGGAAGGTTCTGTGTATTGAGTGCCTTGAACCCAGATGGTGGCGTGTAGGAGAAGGGGCGTTGACCAAAGTTTGCATTAACCGTGACTGCTCCAGCAGATGCAAAATCTGGGGTGTAAGAACCAGCAACAATCGTCTTTGTGCCTTGTGATGTGTTGTTCTTGTAGAAGGTGATCTGAAGGTTATCCAAATCAAGAGCCACGCCAATTACATCGCTAGTGGTAAATGTTGCTCCATAGGCGACACCAGATGTCGCTGTGTAAAATTGACCATTTGAACCGTAATAATGGTAACCCTGCGAAATTGAACTTGCTGATGGAACGGCTGTGCCCAAAATAATTCCCGGCGCGGCAGATGCCCCGCTTTGAGTTTGCTCCCAATACCACTTGCCACTTGACTGAGCAAATGATGCTGGTTGTTCACCTCCAGCAACAGCCCAAGTTACATTCAAGTTCCCACTTGCGACTGTTGATGTTGATGGTTTTTTAAGCGGATTCAGCACCGCATAATTCCCTCGACCAGTGCTGCCATCAGGAAATGGTGTTGGGGTATCAATCATGGAATCGTACGTCACACCAGCAGTTACGCTGATATTGTTTGGCGTCCAGTTATTGCCGTTGCCCGAATAATCTTTGCCAATGGTTGCGGCTGTCGATGCAGAGTTATCGCTGAAGTTCAGATAAAAACCGTTTGTCCCGTATGTGCCTGTGTATTTCTTTGGCTTCCATACGCCAGTGATCGCGTCATACTCTCCAAAGCTAGATGGAGTTAACGCTTGTCCATCGACAAAGTTGATTTCTGTAAGGTAGCCGTCATAGTAATTACTAGAAAAACCACCTAGCGAACCTATGTAGCCAACTGTGCCAGATGCGTTCCAATAAGAAGTTGTCAAGTTATTTGTGGTAGAATTTGTTGTGACTACGCCGTTAACATAAACTTGCAGTGCAGAACCAGAACCATTTGCTCTAACAACAATGTGATACCAAGCGGAAGGGTCACGAAAAACTGCATTTGTGGTAATAAAAGTTGTAGATGCGTCTGAAATTTGAAATGTATTAGTTGTAGCAAACAAAAACTCAAGTCGATTAGCTGTACCCGCAGAAAACACATCAACTTGCGTTCCAAGAGTACCCCGTTTAGTCCAAAAAGATAATGTCCATGTGTTTTGACTTGTTGGTGTGCCAAACGTCCTATTAAAATAAGCTGTCGCAGATGATCTAAACCGCACGGAACGGCTGATCTGGTATCCCGATACACTACCTAGCATTAGATTGTTGATTTCGACAGGAACTGCCATGGATTATCCGATGTTGGTTATAAGTTGCGAGGCAATCGAGGTTGATGTTCTTACCGTGTAAACCAAAACATCAATCGCATTAGCAGTCGTTGTTAATGTTGGAGCAGTTGAACTTGGGAAATCCCAAAAAGATGAATACGCTAATGTTCTTGAACCAGTCGCATCCTGAGTGATAAAAATTACACCAGATTGCCCGGCAGTTAAATTCGTCGGATTGCCGAGAGTTCTGCTGCCGCCAAGAGTGACTGAAAAATTATTACCAACCGACATATCAACCGCAATCGTCGTAGCGTCTGTCAACGTATCAATCGCCATGTAAGCATTGGCTGTTGCAGATATCGCTCCAGAGAATGTGTTAGTTGCAGAGAATGTATTTGTTCCAGCAAGGGATGCAGAACTTTCAACACTCGTAACAACATTAGTCGATTGATTCAGTGTTAGGATGCTGATCCAAGCGGAGTTTGCTTCATTCCTGATTTTAAGAATGTTATTAGCGTCATCGTACCAAAGCTGATTAGCAAAAGTTGTTGATGGTGCAGTCGATCCAGAAGAGGTACTAGCCAAGGCTTGCAATGCAGAATTGATATCTGATCTTGTTGCTGGGAAGCCTTGATTGGCAATTGTCATATCATTTTGCGACATCAGATGACCTTTCCGTATCCTTTGGCTACATAATCAAAAGTTCGACTTATAGCAACATTCGCAGAATTTCTGAAAACGATAGTGAATCCAGTTTCTGATTTTGCAGTTATAACATAATAATCGCCCGACGCCAGATTTTGTGCTGCAACACCAATCCCAGATAATCCTTTGAATGCCTGAGAGAATGTCACAACATATGAGCCAGCCCCTGAAACTAAATCTAAATCTGAAATAACACGATCAGGCATATCTACAGAAACTGCAAGATCAGTAATGCTCGGAGTTGAAGCACCATACAAAGATGTCAAATGTGCTCGATATTTGAACGCTCTTGCCGAATAATCTCCAACAACAAACGATCTAAAATCAGACCAAACAGGAGATGCCGACGGATCATCATCCGTTGTAGCAATTTCTAAATTGACACTGGTATCATCAAAAGCAGTTGCAGTTCCGTCAAAAAGACCTTCTCGATCATCAAAATCACCTGCCCCAGAATCGAACAGATCAACATAATCAATTCGGATATTGTTGAAATTAGCCGTCACTCTGCTGGTGTATTTATCTCCGAGATCAACATAGGTTGAAAAATCATAATAGCCAGATGTTGCGATGGTATTTAGACCACTATCAAAAAGACCAGCGGCATCATCAAAATTACCTGAAACACTGTCAAAATTAGTCGATGTGTCTAACTGGATAAATGAAGTTCCATCTTCAGTAATTTTTACAACATTTGTTTTTGATCCTGAAAATGCAGGATTCTCTGTCAATGTTATAATTGCATTCAAATCTTCAACGTCAGTGATGTTTGTTTGCAAAATAATTTCAGCAGGATTCGCCGAAACAAAATTCAACTTATCAACCGCTTTTACAAAGTACGTTCCAGTTTTAGATGGAACAATAACCGAATTAGCTGGTCGTGAAACCTTATCAACAAGATCAACAGCATTTTGATATGTCGCCCCAGTTGTCGCTTGTGAATATCGAACTTTGTAATGAGACAAATCAAGATCAGTAACTGGCGTCCAAGTCAGGATAGATGAGCCACCGATTGAATTAATCGAAAGATCAGTAACATCGCTTGGAACAGCAGTTTTGCCAACAATCTGATAGATAGCTTCAGAATAAGCAGATACCACCCCAAGAGATGAGATTGCTCTTGATCTCACATTGTATGAAGTTCCATCTTCCACCTTCAGGACTTCAAATTTAGTTCCTGAAGATTTCCCTGCACTCGTATATATCGAGTCAGTTGTTTTCTTAAAATCAACCTCATGTTCAGTTATGAATTGGTTATTGCTCGTCAAATTTATCAACATGACAGTAATCACGTCTTGATTGATTGCTCTCAATTCATCGCTGATTGTCATTACAGGTGCATCAATCAACGAGTAATTAGGCAAAGAGGTGTTATCTAATTCGATCGCTGTTTCTTCAGCACTCCAATCATAGACAGATGAACTTGTTTCCTGAAGCATCAGATCAACACCGTAGATCGGAGCGTCATTACTGCCTTCAACTGCAAATTGATAATTCATAATCTCGAATGGTTTTGAGACGAACCCATATCGAGTATTAGTCAACATAATGACATCGCCAACTTCAATTCTGAATGCAGTCAATTTGCATTTCAGATTTAAGCTGATCTGCTGCCGTTGACGATACAAAGCTATCTTTGCAATCCGCTGTGCCATAGGTGATGAGATCGTAAATGGTAGAACCAAATCCAATGCACTTTCAACATTATTATCATCAGCCTTGAACACAGATGACACTATCGGTGGAAAATCCGTTGCTTGCCAGTTCTGATCTGGAGAAACGAAAACACCTTTCACATAATTAAAATTATCCCGCCTTGAGTGCTTAGTCGTGACATCAATCGGGCCACGCATATCATCATCAGTGATTGTAATCGTCGGACTAGAATATGCCGCAACTTTCATATTCCAGATGCCAGACGAATAGAAAATTGTTCCTGCACACGATGTAAGCAAGTTTTCAAGAATGTTTTTTGGAGATGCGTCAGTTAAAACAACACCATGCGTCTCGTAACGGTTCTCAGTCCCACCAGCCGCTAGTGTAACATCTTCATCGCAGATGTTCGCAGCAGCCGAGAAGCTAGTCATATTCACTTCAGACGCAGATGCACCAAGGCCATATGTAGAGTTCTGTAAATAATCTAACAAACACAATGCAGTGTTTGACGAAAATGCAGTTGTTGTTGTTCTAGGATCATAAACTTTTTTACCCTTGATCACCGTCTTAATTACTGGACGACCATTCGGAAAAGCATTTTGATCGAACTTCAACCGAACGTAGAAATAAGCGATGCCTGATAATGTATGGTTCACAGTCCAAAGACCATTTGACTCGGCAATCAATGTTGCATCAGCCGCTTGGTTCGTTGCTCCGAGATGAGTTATGATTCTGGCTTTATTAGCGAACTTACTTGGAGCCGTGACATTGCCACTTCCATCAAGTGTCAGCAATTCATCATCAAAATAAAATTCATCGAAAGATTCAATCTCATGCCCAGCAACAGGCACAATCATATGCAGATACTGATTTGAATTTGTAGTTTCAGCATAAATAATCGGCCCAGTAGTTTGTACCCGACCATAAACAATGTTTCGAACTGCTAAATTATCTGGGAAGTTTTCTTCTCTACCTTGGATGCCATCCATACTCGACATTTTAGGTTTCGGCATTAGTGCGTTAGATGCAAGAGCCAATCCTGCTGTGATAATTAATCGTCCAGCAAACGATCCAAGAAATGCAACCGTTGATGCACCTGCTCCAAAATAACTTGCCGCAGAAATAATTAATGAAACAGGATCAGCAGCCGCTGGTTGAGCAAATACAAGTGTTGTTAGAAATGTTGATGCAAGAAGGAATTTCCTCATTCAAACCCTCCAAGCAATCCTTGCTTGTGTGAAACTGACAAAAACTAAACCGCTGATCGATACACAAGCGATCTTGTCTCCAATACATACTCCAAGAGACGCTCCAACGCCATCAATCTGATCAATGATATTTCCTTCCACAAGAGCAATATCACCACGCCTGATTAAGTTAGGATTGATCCTTGTTAAAAATTGATCAACGCTCTCAGCTAGATCAGTTGTTTTGCAGATTTTCTTTAGTGCTTTTAATGCAGATTTTGCATCCGAATATTCATATTTTACAAAACATTCAAATCCGTATTGTACGTTGAACGCTCCATTTGCAAACGAAACACAATCAAAAGAACTCCATTCAAACGGACGATTAATATTCGTTTGAATGTAATTATCTAACAATCTTTCCCAGTGAGGTAGCTTATTTACGGCCCCAGAGAATTTGTTTTGTTTGGAGATCGTTGACAAAATCAAACCCCTTATCATTTGGAAATGTGCGTTTCTGATCCTCAGATGTATATCTTGAGGTTCTAGCTCTTTCTAAATCAATCAGCCGCGATTCAACTGTTAAAGATATTGTGAGTTGTTCACCAGTATCATTGATCGACATCTGATCAATTAAGCCTGAAAAAGTCTTAATTGCATCATCAACAATGCCGCTTAATGCAAAATATAAATTACAAGTTCGATTTTGATATTTCTCAGTCAAAGCAAGTGAAATTGCCTGAGCCGATATACCAGATAATGAAATCGTAATGCCTCTTGCAGCAATATCGGCTGTTTCTTCAATGCTAGAAATGCCGAGCAACATTCCAACGCCTGTATAAGTGTTGCCATCATAAGTAAGGTTATCGAGTCCGCTCCACAACCTGACAGAGCCTGTATCGAATAACAATTCAACTAGCGTCAACGGCTGAACAGTTGAAGCCTGTAGACCAGTTGCAAAACTAGCTGAAATTGATCTCGTCATAGTGATTCAACCGCTGCAAAAGCTAGACCGTAAAAAGAAGCAGTATCAATAGAAAAGCTGCTTTCAGGAGTTGTTAAGCGAAACAACCCTTTTGCAGATGAGACAACCACTGTGCTGTTATCGGCTGGTGATGATCTTAGTGCTGGCCAAATATCAACGCTTACTTCCCCAGAACCATTTGAATTTGCATCAGCAAGAACCTTATAAAGTTGTGATGTCGCCGCCGATCCTAATTGTATGTAATCTCCTGCCTTCAGATAGCCAGTTGCACTATTCGGAGCACCATCAATATTTAAGGTGTTTCCAGTTTGAGATGCACCGTTGACTAACGGAGTGCCGGGCGTTGTAGCAGCCGATCCTCTAGCAGTTGCACCGATTGGATCACCAAGAAGAAAAGTTCCATATTGACCGTAAAGCGAAATCAAAAAACTAATCCAAGTTTCTGCATTTGCTCTTTGCATTGGAGGCAGTGTGATAGTTGCTTCCCATCGAGAACCCTGATGCTGAAGAATTTGTTGTTTAAACGTAAACGGAGAACTGGTTACAGCGACAGAATTTCGAGCAGTCAATGTAATCTGAGCAATGCCTGTAACTGTCGGTAATGCTAGAGGATATGTTATTGCCATGTTTTATCCCCCGAACGCATTTGCAAACTGACCGCCTCGACGTTTCGTATCAAGGATAGCATTCTTAGCGGCATTCGAGATTTGCGGCAACAACTGCTGAATCTCAGCACGAACGGTCTGCTGAACCCCTGTAGAGATATTGATTGTCTGATTGATAGTCACGCCATCTGAGCCGCCACCAAGTCTATTATTTGGCACGATGGAACCACTGCTTCCAGACATGAACAGTTCTGGCCCCTTCTCTCCGACGATGTATTGCCTATTAGCGGAGACTGGGCCACCATTTGCCCTTAGACCGCCTAAAGCACCGCCAGCTATTGTTGTACGGCTTCCAATGCCACCACCAAGTCCTAATAAAGACAAGAAATTAAACCCGCCTCCACCACCTGTGAACATACCCTTCAAAAGGTTTTGGTAAACCATCATAGAGATCATTTCTTTGATCATTGTTTGAATCAAATCTCTAAAATCCATTTTGCCACTGACAACAAACTCTGCAATCGCATCCGCTGATTTGCGACCGAACCCTTCAAATGCTTGTTGCAGTTCTTTCATTTGATCATCTACTGGAGCCAAATCTTCAGCCATTTTTTTGATATTAGCACCTGCACCAGATGCCTTTTCAGCAAATTGATCTAATCCTGTATATGTAGCAACATTCTGAGCATCAAATGCCTTTTCCGTCCCACTTAACATTTTAAGTCGGTTATCTAAAAGATAAGTATTATATGCCGCACTAGCAGTCGCATCATCAAATGCTTTCATTGAGCCACTAGCAAAACTAGGTGGTGAAGCTATATATGGGTATCCACCAGTAGGAGATGGCCCAGTTCCCGGCGGTTGATAATTTTGCGACCCAGCAGCAAGCAATGCTTGAATTTGCGCTGTTGCTCCAGCGGCTTGAGTAATTATTTTACTCAAAAGATCAACAATCTGATAATTTAATTTGCCATTAAGTGCCTCTTGAATGCTGAGTTTTAATTGAACAAAATCTTCAGATGTTTGAGGCGTTTTTTGAAACTCGGCAAATAATTCTCTAACTTTTGCAATTTCTGAAGGTGAAATAATTTCAACTTTATTTTGACCCTTTGCAAAAGATTTATATGTTGGGGCTTCAAGGGTGCTAACAAGGTCATTTAACACCTGATTAAAACCTTCAAGTTCTTTTGCTTGCTCTCTAATACCTTCAGCAGCTTTAAGTGACCCTAATAATTCTGGGTCAATAGGCTTAACAGCTATTCCTGTGCCAGACTGCGCTCGTAACATTTTTTCCTGATCAGCAACTTTTTGCATTGCTGATACGGCTTGCTGTGTCCCAAAAACAAAATCTTGAATTGATGCAACGCTTGTTTGAAAAAAGTTTGATATAGCTATTCCATAATCTTCAAACGTCGATCTGGTTTGAGAAAATCTTTCTTCAATTTTTGCACTAGCATTCAAAATTGCAGGAACTATTTTATCAGCAGTTAATTGACCTTCAGCACCAAGTTTTTTCAATTCTCCGACACTAACTCCAAAAGCATCAGCAATCGCACGGGCAACCTCTGGTGCGTTCTCACGCAACGATCTTAATTCGTCGCCCTGCAATACGCCAGATGCCAAGGCTTGTGTAAACTGTGTTACTGCCGACTGCGCTTCAAGAGCGGTTTTACCAGATGATTTGAACGCCTTTGAAAGTGTTTCTGTAATTTTAGCAACGTCACTTTGAGACGTTCCAAGTGTCTCAGTAGAAAATGCAATACGAGCGTAAAGATTTCCAACTTCTGCTAATGATGATCTTGAACGAGATGCTATATCAACAATTTTTTGTTGAGCGATTGCAGTTTGCCCAGAAGTAAGCCCAGCAGACTTGAGGCGATTTGTCATCATCGTCCAAGAATCAGCGTATTCACGGACGGCCCCGATTGCCTCGCCGAGGCTGCTAGCAGCGAGCAACCCAAGACTACCTTTTACAACTCCTTGAAAGGTAGAAAACATTTTTGATGTATTTGAGATATTTCTTTGCAATGCTGCAAATGCCGCACCAGTGCTGTCGGAGGCTTTAAGGTCAATTTTGAGAACTTCACTTGCCACTTTTTGACCTTTCCGACAGATACTCTAAGTATGCAATCCATTCGTGAAACTCAGAGACAGACATTTCCTCTATCTCTGAAATTGTCTTGTGCAGCCGATCAGCAAGAGCAATGATGCAAAATCTCTCGTTGTCGGCTTTTAGTTTTTTAAGTGATCATCAACCGACGGCTCAGTCAGTATCAGATTAGCCACCCGCCCAATGACTTCAGGGTCAGCCGCATTCATCAAGTCGCGCTTATGCTCCAAAGTGAATATTGCATCGCCCTTTTCGTCCCGGCACTTCAAGATAAGAACATCTACTAAAACCCCGATGTCAGCATCTTTTGACGTATTGAAGAGCCTTTTTTTCTCGGCAAGCGTCATTGGTTTTGCATAAACCATCAAAGATTTACCTTCGTCACCCCATTCAGGAACTTCGATAACTTTGATTTCCTTTGCAGAAAAATGCGCTTTAGCCCGATCAATAACACTCATTTTTATTCCTTATGCTAATGTTGATTCTGTAAGCGTGCCTGTACCTTGGAACGAGAATGTGGCTTCGACCATTCCGTCAAATGCAGCAGAGCGTTCGATACTAGTGACTAAAACCGTTCCAGTGTAATATTTATCCGTTGATGCGTTGCCTTCTGGATAAAGATTCAAAGTGACACTTGCACCAGCCGTCAATGCCGATTGTGCTGATTCTGTTTCGTCCCAGAAACAAACAACCGAACCCGTCCAGCTTTTCATACCAGTTTTGAATGTGCGGTATGAATCGCCCATGATCGAATCCTCAATCGTGTCTCCCGTTTCCGTGAGTGTGTACGACCGAGTTTCTGCCATTGTAAATGTGCCGATCTTAACGACACCTTCAGAACCTGAATGATTTGCCATGTTGAATTATCCTTATGCCGCAGTGCCAGTCGTCAAAGCACCAGTGCCTTGGAACGAATATGTCGCCTCAACCATGCCATCGAACGCGGCTGACCGTTCAACGCTCGTTACAAGAGCCGAGCCATAGTAGTATATGTCTCCAGCAGTTGCACCTTCAGCATAGAACTTGATGGTGATGCTTGAGCCAATGGTAAAAGTTCCCTGACCAGTTGTATCAGTCTCATCCCAATATGCGACGACAGAACCAGTCCAACTTTTCATGCCAGCCTTAAAAGTGCGATAAGAATCGCCCATGATGCTGTCTTCGATGGTGTCGCCTGTCTCTGTAAGCGTCCATGAACGTACTTCTGCAACCGCATTAGTTCCGCTGTGAATGACGCCTTCGCTGCCTGTATGGTTAGCCATTTAGTTTTCT